CATTGCCGGGACCCACCCAACAACGCGCTCCCGACGGTCGAAATTGACCGAATAGCTGCAAGAAAGCGAAAGAACCCCACAATGCCTGAGCAGCAATCCCGAGGGCGGCTGGCCCATTGGGCCGACCGTATGCTCAATATGCTGGCGCCTCGACGCGCACCTTCCGCCCCCGCCACCAAATCGACGCTCGCCGGCCCCTGCTTCGCCTTCGACCGCCTCGGCTCCCCGGCCTGGGCGCCCCGCGACTACGCCGCCTTCGCGCGCGAGGGCTTCATGCAGAACGCCGTGCTCTACCGCTCCGTGCGCATGATCGCCGAGGCCGCCGCCAGCGTGCCCCTCCTCCTCTATCAGGGCACCGACGAGATCGCCGATCATCCGCTCCTCCGCCTCCTCGCGCGCCCCAACCCCGGCTCCAGCACGCCGGACCTCCTCGAGGCCTGCTACGGCTTCCTCCTCGTCTCCGGCAATGCCTACCTCGAGGCCGTCGCCGTCGCCGGCACGGTCCGCGAGCTGCACCCGCTCCGCCCCGACCGCATGAAGGTCCTCCCCGGCCCCGACGGCTGGCCCGAGGCCTACGAGTACACCGCCAACGGCAAGCCCACCCGCATCGCCGGCGAGGCGGTCCCGGGCGTCGCCCGCCTCCTGCACATCAAGCTGTTCCACCCGCTCTCCGACCACTACGGCCTCTCCCCCATCGAAGCCGCCGCCTCCGCCGTCGACATCCACAACACCGCCTCGCGCTGGAACAAGGCGCTGCTCGACAACTCGGCCCGTCCCTCCGGCGCGCTCGTCTACACCGCCCGCGACGGCAACCTCACCATGGAGCAGTACGACCGCCTCAAGGCCGAGCTGGAGCAGGGCTTCCAGGGGGCGGCCCGCGCCGGCCGCCCGCTCCTCCTGGAAGGCGGCCTCGACTGGAAGTCCATGTCGCTCACGCCCAAGGACATGGACTTCATCGAGGCCAAGCATGTCGCCGCCCGCGAGATCGCCCTCGCCCTCGGCGTTCCGCCGATGCTGCTCGGTATCCCCGGCGACAACACGTACTCCAACTACCAGGAGGCCACCCGCTCCTTCTGGCGCTCCACCGTGCTGCCGCTGGTGAACCGCACGGCCAAGTCCCTCTCACTCTGGCTCGGTCCCGCGTACGCCGGTGTCAGACCCTCCGCCCCGGCGCAGGCCGGGGCTGACACCATGGCACCACCCCTCGACCTCCGCCCGGATCTGGACGCCATCGAAGCCCTGAGCACCGAGCGCGAGGCCCTGTGGTCCCGCATCGGTGCCGCCACCTTCCTCACCGAGGACGAGAAGCGCGCCGCCGTCGGCTACGGCCCGTCGAAATAACACCCGTCATCCCGGAAGCTGAGCCCCGCAGGGGCGAAGCTATCCGGGACTCGTCGAACGAGTCGAGCCTCCTCTAGACGAGGTCCCGGATCGGACCGCTGCTCGCCGTCGGCTCGCATCGCTCCGTCCGGGATGACGGGTGGAGCAAACATCACGGTAGAGATCAATGCCCGCGCCCGAGATCAAGTTCACCTCCCTCGACCTGAAGCGCGTCGAGCCCGACGGCACCTTCTCCGGCTACGCCAGCCTCTTCAACCGGGAGGACATGGGCCGCGACATCGTCCTCCCCGGCGCCTTCCGCGACAGCCTCCTCGCGCGCGGTACCTCCGGCATCCGCATGCTCTACCAGCACAAGCCCGACGAGCCGATCGGCATCTGGGAAAGCCTGCAGGAGGACGCCCGCGGCCTCTACGCCAGGGGCCGCCTGATGCTCGCCGTCGCCCGCGCCCGCGAGGTTCTCGCGCTCATGCGCGCCGGCGCGCTCGACGGCCTCTCCATCGGCTTCCGCACCGTCACCGGCCATCGCGACGCCAAGACCGGCATCCGCCGCCTCGCCCGCATCGACCTCTGGGAGATCTCCATCGTCACCTTCCCCCTCCTCCCCGACGCCCGCATCGCCCACGTCAAGGCGCACGCCGACCATCGCCTCCTCGCCACCATCGCCGCCGCCACCCGCCGAATGCGGCCTTCCACCCGTCATCCCGGAAGCTGAGCCCCGCAGGGGCGAAGCTATCCGGGACCACGTCGAGCGAACTGCAACTCTACCTCCTCACGAGGTCCCGGCTCGAAGCCCTGCTTGCCTTCGGCTCGCATTGCTTCGGCCGGGATGACGGGTGGAGCGCCTACCCGACGCCCGCAACTCACCACTCACCATCTCACCCCGAGCAAGGAACCCCGCATGCAGAACGACTCCCTCGAATCCGCCTTCGGCGACTTCATGCGCGCCTTCGAGACCTTCAAGGCGACCAACGACGAGCGCCTCTCCCAGCTCGAGCGCCGCAGCGCCTCCGACACCGTCACCACCGACAAGCTCGACCGCCTCGACCGCGCGGTCGACGAGACGAAGCGCGTCGTCGACGGCCTCGCCTTGAAGTCGGCCCGCCCCCACCTCGGCGTCCCGGGCACCCACGGTCCCCGCTCCGGTGCAGCCCTGCAGCACAAGGCCGCCTTCGAGGCCTACGTCCGCACCGGCGACGCCGCCGGCCTGCGCGCGCTCGAAGCCAAGGCCCTCTCCATCGGCTCCGACCCCGACGGCGGCTTCCTCGTCACCGAGGAGCTGGAGAGCGCAGTGAACCGCGGCGTGCGCAACGTCTCGCCCATCCGCGCCATCGCCGGCATCCGCCGCGTCTCGGGTTCGGTCTACAAGAAGCCGTTCGCAATCACCGACGCCGCCACCGGCTGGGTGGCCGAGACCGCCGCCCGCCCCGAGACCGGCACGCCCACCTTGGCCGAGCTCGCCTTCCCCACCATGGAGCTTTACGCCATGCCGGCGGCCACCTCGGCGCTCCTCGACGACGCCGCCGTCGACATCGACCAGTGGATCGCCGAGGAGGTGCAGGCGAGCTTCGCCCAGCAGGAGGGCACCGCCTTCGTCACGGGCAACGGCATCGCCAGGCCCAAGGGCTTCCTCGACTACACCAAGGTCGCCAACGCCTCCTGGAGCTGGGGCAACATCGGCTTCGTCACCACGGGCCAGGCCGGCGCCTTCCCCGCCGTCAACGGCGGCGACCGCCTCATCGACCTCGTCTACGCCGTGAAGTCGGGCTACCGCGGCAACGGCACCTTCGTCTTCAACCGCGCCACCCAGGCCGTGATCCGCAAGATGAAGGACGGCGACGGCAACTACCTCTGGCAGCCCGCCGCCAAGGCCGGCGACGCCTCCACGCTGATGGGCTTCCCGGTCGCCGAGTCGGAGGACATGCCCAACATCGCCACCGACAGCTATTCGGTGGCCTTCGGCGACTTCCGCCGCGGCTACCTGATCGTCGACCGCGCCGGCATCCGCATCCTGCGCGACCCCTACTCTTCGAAGCCCTACGTCCTCTTCTACACCACCAAGCGCGTCGGCGGCGGCGTCCAGGACTTCGACGCCATCAAGCTCCTGCGCTTCTCCGTGTAACCCACACCTGTCATCCCGGAAGCTGAGGGCGCAGCCCGAAGCTGTCCGGGACCTCCTCGAGCGAGTCGTACGCGTTTCGCCGAGGCCCGCGTGCCCCTCCGCGGCCTCGCGCGACGCGGGCGGGACCCAATTTTCGCGCCGTGCCCTCCTCCCACGGCCGGGTCCCGCCCGCCCCTGTGCCGGTGTCAGACCCTCCGGGCCTGCCCCGGCGCAGGCCGGGGTCTGACACCGAGGCAATAAGCAGTAGGCAATAGGCAGTAGCCGTCCCACTCGCTCGACCGCCTACTGCCTATTGCCTATGCCCTACTGCCTGTTCCGAAGGAACCCCCATGCCCCTCATCCTCACCTCCGGCCCCGCCGCCGAGCCGGTCACGCTGGCCGAGGCCAAGGCCCACCTGCGCGTCGACGGCGCCGCCGAGGACATGCTGATCGCGAGCCTCATCGTCACCTCGCGCCTCAACGTCGAAGCCGCCGCCGGCCTTGCACTCATCACCCAGGCCTGGTCGTACTGGCTCGACGCCTGGCCGCTCGGCCCGGCGCTCGGCCTGCCGCTGCGCCCGATCCAGAGCATCGCCGCCGTGCGCCTCTACGACGAGAACGACATCGTCACTACACTCGACCCCGCCACCTGGCTGCTCGACGGTGCCGGCCTGCCGCCCCGCCTCGTCCGCCGCGGTGCCCTCCTCTGGCCCAAGCCCGGACGCACCGCCAACGGCATCGAGATCGCCTTCACGGCGGGCTTCGGCAACGCCGCCGCCGACGTACCCGCCCCGCTGCGCCAGGCGGTGCTGCTCCTCGTCGCCCACTGGTACCAGCACCGCTCGCCGCTCGAGCCCGGCACCCCTGCCGCACCCCTCCCGCCCATGGTCTCGGAGCTCATCGCCCCTTACCGGACGCCGCGCCTGTGACGCGTGAGATGGTGAGTGGTGAGATGGTGGGTATCGGTCGGCATTTGGGCGACGCTGAGGCTCGTCATCGATAAGGGAAAGCCGCCCCGAGGTGTGCACCACGTCCGCAAGGGGTGCCCCAACACCCTTAGAAACCGACCATCCTACCTCCTGTTCATCACCGACCGGCGTCACGCGCTGCTCGCTACACTCACCATCTCACCACTCGCCATCTCACCATGAACATCGCCACCCTCGACGAGCGCCTCCTCCTGGAGCAGCCCGCACGCACGCCTGACGGCGGCGGCGGCGCAAGCATCACCTGGCAGCCCGTCGCCGAGCTGTGGGCGCGCGTGCGCCCCATCTCGGGCGAGGAGCGTCTGCGGCACGACCAGATCGCCGGCCGCATCACCCACGAGGTCTGGGTGCGCTGGCGTGCCGGTGTCACCCCCGCGATGCGCTTCCGCCAGGACACCCGCATCTACGAGATCGCCGCCGTCCTGGAGGCGAGCCGCCGCGTCTGGCTCAAATGTCTGT